TCGGTCTAGTTGACATTGGGACCCACACGATGCGTAAGACGTTTGGCTACCATTTGTATGACAAAACCAAGGATATCACGTTGGTCCGCAAGATGCTGAATCACTCAGATGATAGTTCAACGATGAGTTATATCGGCTTGGATCAGGACGCGATGAACAAAGCGATGAAGCAGTTTAGTCTATGAGTTCCCTTCTATTAACCAGTGTATAACTCATTTTCAGAAAATGGGTAAAAGCATTGATAATAAAGGGTTTCACAGCAGAAGATGAGTTATGCTCTCTATTAAGATATGAGGAACTGGAGAAATATGCAATTCATGCAGATATTCATCAGAAAAGTTATAAATCCGAGCAAGAAACAACTGTATTTTCATCAGTCATTTCAAGGCTTATTTGGGGTAATAAAGCTCATGCATGTTTATACATTGCAAAAGAGATAGAGGAAGGATGATCAAATTGAAAAGAATAGCACTCACCGTAGCCGCGCTTGCGGTTCTTTTTGTTCTGTCTGGATGCACAATGGAGACGGAAGTAGGCGAGAGGATAGCTAAGGATCAGGAGTCAGCGGTCAATGGTCTTCAGCGTAAAGCAGAGGTCTTCGACCAGAACGGCAACGTCATCAAGACGTACAGAGGCAGGTTCGATGTAGAAGTGAATGAGTACGGCAACAAGGTCAAGTTTGATATCAGTGGCAAGCGCGTGCTGATTTATAATGCAACAGTTGTGATTGAGGAACAGGAGCCGTCGTGAGTATATACGTAACTCGTGAGCAGAAACGCAAGTTCTACGACAGCGGAGAATGGAAGCAGCTGCGCGAGGAAGTGAAGAAGCGAGACAACTTCGAGTGCCAGGAATGCAAGCGTAACGGGCTGGTCAAGATCGACACGAATGAATACAGCGAGCGAGCAAAGCGAAAGAAGATTCAGCTTGTTGTCCATCACATCAAGGAGCTAGAAACACATCCTGATTTGGCTCTTGATATAGAGAACCTTGAAACTGCTTGCGTTGATTGCCACAACAAAGAACATGGTCGAGTGTTCGTTCAGAACATCAACAAGTGGGAAGCAGACGAAAGGTGGTAGTACCCCCCCTCTGAAAGGTTCAGGCACGTTGAGCGTCCGGGGCACCGGTGGGGGGAGTGTATTGTCGAGTTTTTTTGGCCAATTTTCGCGTTAGGGGGGGTAGGCGTGGATGAACAGCAGTTAGAAATGAATGCGCAGCAGCTTGAAGCTGCTGAAATGAAAAAAAAGAATGAAAATAAGGTCAAAGCAATCCGTAGTGAATTGATGAAGAAGATTGACAAGAAGAGCAAAGTTCAGACGGAGAAAGTTGATCGATACATTAACCTTGTAGAAATTTACTACATGCTTGATTTAACCATTAAGCAGGATGGGGTTATGATCACGACAGAAAACGGTTCGCAAAAATTCACCAAGCCCAACCCGGCTATCGCTGAGAAAAATAAAGTGAATAGTTCGTTGATTGCTCTCGGTAAAGATTTGGGCCTATCGGCACCTGTTCCGCTTGGTGGATCTGATGATGATAAAAGCGAATTAGTCTGATGTTGAAACAGAAGTACGTTGACGAATACATTACCCTTTACCGAACAGGAAGAGTAAAGTTTAACGAAGAACGCGAACTATTAGTTGAATACCTAGAGCGAGATGTTTTGTCTCGAACCGATCTTTACTTCAATGACGAAATGATTGAGAACTGTATTAGGTTTGGCGAGAAGTGGTATTTTCCATTGCAGCCTTACCAAAAGTTCTTGATTGCTTTCGTCTTTTTGTTCTTTACAACGTCAGATCGAGTGTTTTATCGCAAGCATCTCTGGATGATGGGGCGGGGAGCAGGGAAAAACGGCCTTATAACCGTAATTGGCAACTTCCTGATTAGTGAGCTTCACGGTGTACGGGAATACAATATTTCCGTTATTGCCAATTCAGAGGAGCAGGCTAAGACCTCAGTAGAGGAAGCGGCTAATACCATCAAGCGGTATCCGACATTATTGAAACACTTTAAGCCAACCGCTATGCAGGTTCTTTCGAAGAAAACAAACAGCATATTTAAGTTTCGGACTTCCAATGGAAACACCAAGGATGGTTTGCGCGATGGCGCCGTCGTATTCGATGAGATTCACTATTTTGAGACCAACGCGGATGTCAGGGTTCATCGATCTGGTCTGGGAAAGAAGAAGTACCCCAGAGAATTTTACATTGGCACTGATGGCTATATCCGGGATGGGTTCTTAGACAAAGAGAAGGAAAAAGCATTGAAAGTTCTGAAAGGTGAAGCGAGGGTAAATTCCATCTTCCCCTTCCTCTGCAAGTTGAACGATGAGAAAGAAGTGGATGATCCTGATAATTGGGAACTAGCCAACCCCATGATGAGCCATCCGCGAAATGATTACGCGGAAGGGTTATTCGAAACGATCAAGGAAGAGTATGAAGACTTGGCAGATGATCCGTCAAATAGAGAAGAGTTTATGACGAAGCGCATGAACTTGCCTCTTACAGATTTAGAGAAGTCAGTAGCCAAGTGGGAAGAGATCGCTGCCACAAATCAGCCTATACCTAACCTTGAAGGTAATGAGTGTCTCGGCTGCCTTGACTTTGCCCAGATTCGGGACTTTGCATCTGTCGGTCTGGTGTTCAAACATGATGGTAAGGTCCCGTTTATCACACATTCGTTTGCGCGTAAAGAATTCGTTGACAAGTATTATGGTTATTCCCGCCGCGAAAAGGAACAACAACAGAAATTTGCTCCCATCAAAGAATGGGAAGATAAAGGTTTGCTTACTGTGCTTAACGAGGAAATGATCAACCTGGAGCATATCGTCAATTGGTTTGTGACCATGCGAATGAAGTACAGCATCAAGAAAATTATTGGCGATAACTACCGCATGGAAATGCTCAAGCCGTTACTGGAAGGTGCAGGCTTTGAGGTTGAAGTCATCCGGAGGCCAGAAGCGATCCATGGGCTTCTAGCGCCTCGCATAGAGATGTATTTCTCCAAAGGGATGTTTGTATGGGGGGACAACCCTCTAATGCGCTGGTATACAAATAACGTCCTTGTCACGATCAAGAAAGACGGTAATAAGGTGTACGGAAAGAAAGAGCCCATTCGGAGGAAAACGGATGGCTTCCAGGCGCTGGTTTGCGGCTTGTATCGATTCGAAGAACTCAGCGAGTCCAATATTTCAGATGCATTAGATGCGCTGGATGCCTTGAATTTTTAGCGAGGGGGTGATTATTACAATGGGATTTCTTGAAGGCATCTTTAAGCGTAATAGTGAGCTGGAGACGCTATTTGACTTTGATTTATTGGACGGCATGCCCATTAAGACGTACCTTAAGAGCATTGCTCTTGAAACTTGCATGAACTTCATTGGGCGAACGATAAGCCAAAGTGAGTTCAGATTTATCAAAGACAAACAGCGGATAAGAGATGATTGGGACTACTTACTTAATGTACGTCCGAATACAGATCAGTCGGCTGCTGAGTTCTGGCAGCAAGTCACACATACGCTTATATCCAAAAATGAGGTTCTGGTCATTCTGTCGGACACAAATGACCTTTTAATTGCGGATAGCTTCACCCGTAACGAATATGCGGTTTATGCAGATACATTCAAGGATGTCACCGTCAAAGAGTACACCTTCAGACGGACGTTCCAAATGGATGAAGTTATCTACATGACTTACAACAATGAAAAGCTTTCAAGATTTATGGATGGTATGTTTGATGATTATTCAGAGCTGCATGGAAGAATGTTAGAGGTTCAAAAGTTAAGTAATCAAATAAGAGGAACGGTCGAACTTGATGCCAGTCAGTCATTAGACGAAGAGCAAACAAAAAAACTGCAAAAGTTTATTGATCGTTTATTTACAGCATTCAAGAAGAATGTGATAGCTCTTGTACCTCAGTTAAAAGGGTTTATTTATAAAGAAGTTAGCAGCGGTGACCACAACGGAAAATCAGTTGAAGAATTGAGCAAGCTCAAGCGTGATTTGTTAAACAGTGTGGCCAACATCTTAGGTATTCCGACATCACTCATTCAGGGCGATATGGCTGACTATGAGACAGCTATTAAGGCTTACATTAAGTTCTGCGCTAATCCACTTATCAAAAAGATAAAAGATGAGCTGAATGCCAAGCTGATCAGCAAGTCGGACTACATGAGCGGCAAGCGCCTAGAGATCCACGGAATAGCTGAAATGAATCCTTTGGAGCTGGCTACTGCGGTGGATAAGCTACGGGCCAGTGGGGTTTATAACGGCAACGAGATCCGTATCAAGCTGGGTGATGAGCCGGTAGATAACGCATCGCTTGAAGAGTACGTACTGACCAAGAACTATGAAAAATCATCGAAAGGGGGTGAAGAAGGAAATGCGTAGAATGACCAAGCAAGACTTCTTCAAGTCGTTTAAAAATCAATCATATGTCAATCAGCTGGAAAAGATCGAACGGAAGTTCGAAACCCGCTATAACGAAGCGAGTAACACGACAGAAATTACGATTTACGGCGTTATAGGCGACTCATGGTGGGATGATTCGGTGTCTGCTTCTGACATTGATAATGCTTTGAATAATGCAACAGGTGACATCACAATCAATCTGAACTCGCCAGGCGGTGATGCATTCGATGGCATAGCGATCTATAACCGGCTTAAAAAGCACAATGGAAAAGTGACGGTCAATGTCGATGGTTGGGCCTGCTCTGCTGCTTCTGTTATCGCTATGGCAGCTGATGAGTTAATTATGGGGCTTGGGGCAATGCTGATGATCCATGAAGCCTCTAGCTGGGTGTGGGGCACCAAAACCGAAATGCGCAAGGAAGCTGATGTGTTGGATGAACTGGAGGAAGGCATTATTGACATCTACATGACGAAAGCGAACGTCGATCGTGAGGAGATTCGTGCGAAGGTAGATGCAGAAACTTGGTTCAGCGCACAGAAGGCTGTTGATATCGGATTTGCTACTCGGACGGTTGCGGCTAAGGATGATGACAACGAAGAGGTAGTTCAGCTCAAAGCGCGATTAGCGGCAATGGAAAATGAATTACAACAATTCAAAAATCAACAAAATCAAGAACCGATACCTGTTCCTGCAGTCCCTGCAGCAGCTAGTGGTCAACGGTTCTTTTTTTAATCCCAAAAACGGAGGTCATCTCAAATGACAATGAAGCTTAAAGGTAAGATGGAGAATTTTGAAGCTAAGAAAGCAGCCTATATGAACCTTGTCAAAGAAGGCGCTGACGCACAGGCGCAGGCAACAGCGTGGGAAGACATGCAGAATGCCCTTGTATCTGACCTGACGGAAAATATTACAACTCAGGTGCGCAACGAAAATATGGACGCCCAAGTGCTGGCAGCTCGCGGGCAAAACGTGCTGACATCCGAGGAGCGTAAATTCTTCAATGCAGCCATCGAATTTGGCGGTTTCGATGAGGATTCCATTCTGCCTGTGACTACACAGGAACGCGTATTTGAGGACTTGGTAGCCGCACATCCGATCCTTGATGCGATCGGTCTGCAGGACCTGGGTGCCGTGACACGTTTCATATACTCCGATCCTACCAAGACCTATGCATGGGGCAACTTGTTCGGAGAAATCAAAGGTCAAGTTGCTGCTGCCTTCCGTGAGGAGCAAATCGGACAACTCAAGTTGACCGCCTTTGCTGTTATTCCGAAGGACATGCTGGAATTGGGACCTGAATGGGTCGAGCGCTATGTCCGCACTCTTCTCGTAGAATCCTACTCGGTAGGCTTGGAGTACGGCCTTATCAACGGTCGCGGACCTTCGCAAAGTGAGCCGATTGGCTTGAGTAAGGATGTAGCAGGGAATGGCGCTGTCACAGACAAGGTTTCGAGCGGTACGTTGACGTTTGCTCCTTCGCAGTTTGGCGAGGTCGTAGCGGGTGAACTGCATGACGTTATCCAGGCGCTTGCCACCGATGCGAAAGGGAAATCTCGTAAGGTACTGAACAAGATCGTCATGGTTGTTAACCCAGTTGATGCAATCAGCGTCCAAGCTCGTAATACCATCCAGACGGATAGTGGCCAATGGGTAACAGCCCTTCCGTACAACATCAAAGTGATTGAATCCGAGGAAATCCCTTTGAAGAAGGCACTATTCTTTGTTCAAGGACAATACCTAGCTGCCCTGGCTGGGGGCTACAAAGCGAATAAGTTTGATCAAACCCTAGCTATTGAGGATGCCATGTTATACACAATCAAGCAGTTTGCTAATGGTCGACCGAAAGACAACAATGCTGCTATGCTCTACGATCTTGACATTAAATTTAATGGTGGAGCAGGCCGTATTGTGGTGGATGGTCTGGAAGATGATACAGAGACTCCTTAAGGGGTCTCTGTTTAGGAGGTAATCCACATGCCTGAAGTGTACAAGGTGGTAAGACGATTTAAGGATACCAAGCACGATGACTGGATGTATCGGGTGGGCGATCAGTATCCAGCAGAGGGGTTTAAAACGACCAAAGCGCGTGTGAAGCAGCTGGCAACGTCCAACAACGCATATGGGCAGATCTATATTGCTCTTGTAGAGGAGTGATTGAATGCCTGATGTTATCACAGGTGATATTCTCCAAGAGTTTAAAGACCGTATGCACCTGGACGATGATGAGGATGGCAACCTTCTGCGCATCCTCAAAGCGTCCAATGACGATTTAATTCGTATCTGTGGCGAGTATGACATCCGAACACATGAAGTGTTCAAAGAGCTTGTATTCGAGCGCTCTCGCTACGTCTACAACGATGCCTTGGAGTATTTCTATACCAACTTTCTTACTCAGATTAATAACCTGAATCTGAGCAGGGCGCTGAATGGTATGGAGGATGATGCGAAGTGAAGCCAAACAAGTATAACCCCCATACCCATTCTGGAAGGTTTAACAAGCGCGTATCGCTGCATGGGCCGGTAGTTAGGGGAGATGAGATCGGCAACCAAATTGAGCAACATGACGAATTGATTCGAGTCTGGGCGATGATCAAGACGTTGAAGGGATCGGAATATTATGCTGCAGCTCAAACCAATGCGGTTTATGTTACGCGCTTTGTGGTTCGATATTCGAAGCAATTGGAGGCTTTACTCCAGCAGCATAAAACGAAGATTGAGATCCACTATAAGCAGGTGGTTTATGATATTCAGAGCGTCATCAATGACGATGAAATGAATCAGACATTCACCATCTTAACGAAGGGTAGGCCGTAACATGACTATCTCGTTGGATGATCTGGCTAACAGCATTACGTCTGCGGTCAAGCAGTATACAACCGATGTGACTAATTCGATTGAAAAAGAAGTGGACAAAACAGCTCGCCGTTCAGCCAAATTGATTGGGGATAAATCCCCGGTCAGGAAAGGCGGGTACGCAAAAGGATGGACACGTAGGAAGGAAACCATCGGGGGAAGTGTTAGCCATACGATTTACAACAAGCACAAGCCTGGGTTAACGCATCTACTGGAAAAGGGCCATGCGAAGCGGGGCGGCGGGCGTGTTGCGGGTAAACCACATATCGGCCCTGTCATTGGTCAGGAGCTACCTGAGATGGTTGAACGTATTAAGACCATCATCCGCAACGGAGGCTGACTATGAATCAAATCGAATTGTTCAACGGCCTGAAGGCGATTGGTTATCCAGTCGCCTATTCGCATTTTAATCAAGAGGTTAAAGCACCTTACTTGACCTATCTATTCACCTATGACAATGACATGATGGCGGACAATGAAAACTATGTCGAAATCAGCAACTTTCAAGTCGAACTATACACGGACGTTAAAGACCCAGCAGCTGAGAAAAAGGTACAGGCGAAATTGAAAGAGTTGCGGCTGCCATATGGGAAGTCAGGCACATGGATTGAGTCAGAGAAGATGTTTCAAACCGTCTACGACATTCAACTAATTGGAGGTTAAATTCATGACTAACAAAGTAACGTTTGGCTTGGAAAAAGTTCACATTGCATTTGCTGATGATAAGGGTACAACACAGCCGGCATGGGAAGCTCCCATTCACATTCCCGGCGCGGTCAGGCATACACCTACGGCTGTAGGCGAAACATCCGATTTCTACGCGGACAATGGGAAATACCACACATCCAGCTCTAATAATGGATATACCGTTGAAGTTGAGATGGCACTGCTTCCAGATGCCGTTAAGGCCCGGATGCTAGGCTATCCAATTGATGACAACGGCGCTATTATCGAGATCGCGAACGCAACGCCATCTAAATTCGCATTAATGGCAGAGGTTCAAGGAGATAGCAGAAATCGTCGTTTCGTTTACTATGACTGCCAGGCAAGCCGTACGGCGAAAGAGAATACAACAACAAGCGAAAGTAAAACGCCACAAACAGATGTCTTATCGCTTTCGGTGTCTCCTATAGAGATCGAAGGCAAGACGATGGTTCGAGCTGATTTGGAGCTTTCTGACACAAATGCCACGGCATACAACAGCTTCTTTGACGAGGTTTACGTTCCAAAATTAACAGCGGGAAACTAATCGCCCCCTCTTTAATTGAGGAAGAGGGGCTGACAGAAGAAGATGTTGAAGAAAGCGAAGGTGACGAGGAATGAGAGAAATCACTATCGGAGACCAACAAGTGAAGATCAGGGCCAGTAACGTGGCCCTGCTTTTTTATAAGCAGGAGTTTAGTTCGGATCTTATCACCGATTTTATTAAAATGCTGAACGTATCGACGATGAAATTTGATGGCGAAGGAGATCCGCAACTCGATGCCACGGACATTGAAGATATGTTGAGCCGTATTGATTTTGTTTACATTTTTCAAATTGCTTGGGCAATGGCAAAAGCAGAGGCACTTGGAAAGCAAGACTTTCCGAGCTTCCCCACTTGGTTTGACAGCTTCCCTCCTGGCGTGGCACTGGAGGAAAACACCCTATCCGAGATTATGCTAGAAGCGTCAGCGGGTTTTTTTTCGACAGCGGCAGCTCGCAAGAAGCTGGCAAAGGCGATGCGGTAGCCGCTAAAAGTTCAATTGAGATTGATCTGATCATCATCGGCAAGCGAGCTGGCTTGAACCTGTACGAGATGAACGAGCTACGGGTATGCGATCTTATGGAGATCGCCAAGGGATGGATGGACAGCGAGCAAGGAGAATCCAAGCCGCGAGAAGCCAGCCAGGATGATATCGATGCCTTTTTTGGAGGGGGATGACCTTGAAGGATTTGCGATGCGATAAGTGCGAGGCGATTTTCCACGTACAGCAGCTCGGTACAGAGATCGTCAAAGACGACATTCTGCGCACCTGGTTCCCTTGTCCCAATTGCGGGGAGCAATACACGGTATGTTACACCAATACTGGTATTCGACAGCTTCAGGAGATGCATATGAAGCTGCTAAAGCACCACCGGTCCAAGAATATGAATAAACGCATTCGGGACCTGTATGACCGCATCACGGTCGGTATGAATCGGCTACGGGAAGAAATTGAGGGATGACGATGCAGAAAATCAAATGTCCGCATTGCGGGCAAGTCTTGTTTCACGCGAAATCAGCAGATGTGGAGATTAAGTGCTTCCGCTGTAAGCGAATTGTAACGGTGAATATAAAGGAACAGAGCGAGCCGCACATCACGTAGCGAGCCAATGCCTGCCTATTAAATAAGGTAGGTGTCGCGGTGTGGCCGAAACGATAAAAGGGATTAACGTTGTCATTGGCGCGGAGACGACTGGTCTAAGTAAGGCGCTTGGCGATGTGAACAAGAAGAGCCGAGATATTCAATCCGAGCTAAAGCAGGTCGAGCGCCTGTTAAAGCTTGATCCGAAGAATACCGAGCTTCTTGCTCAGAAGCAAAAGCTATTGTCCGATGCGATCAATAACACCAAGTCGCGTCTGGATACGCTGCGCACAGCACAGCAGCAGGTTAACGATCAATTCAAAAAAGGTGAAATCACAGAGGGACAGTACCGGGCGTTTCAACGTGAAATAGCTTCAACAGAACAAAACCTGCGAAAAATGGAAACGGCGTTGGGATCTACCAACAAAGAGCTTTCCGGCATGAGCGTAGCTGTAGAAAAATCCCGTAAAAGCCTAGATGATGTCGGCAAGAGCATGAAAAATGCTGGGGACAAAATGTCGTCAGCAGGGAAAACCATGTCCATGTATGTCACGGCTCCAATTGTTGGCATGGGCACGGCGATCCTAAAAACGGGAATTGACTTTGAAGCCTCCATGTCTCGCGTGGAGGCTGTTTCTGGTGCGACCAAGGGCGAGATGGCCGCCATGACCGAGCAAGCCAAGCAATTGGGCGCGACAACGGTCTTTTCGGCGTCTGAGGCAGCAAGTGGCATGGAGTTCTTGGCTCGTGCAGGTTGGTCCGCAAAAGAGGTCATGTCCGCTATGCCGGGGATGCTCGATCTGGCTGCTTCCGGCGCAATCGATCTGGGCCGCGCTGCTGATATTACCTCAAACATCATGTCGGCATTTAGTATCAATGCATCCCAAGCAGGCAAAGTGGCCGATATCATGGCCACAGCTAATGCCAACGCGAATACCAACATCGAACAACTTGGCGAGGCGATGACGTATCTCGCTCCAACAGCCTCCACCATGGGACAATCTATCGAGGAAGCCGTGGCAGCAGTAATGAAGATGTCCGATGCTGGTCTTCAGGGGGAAAAAGCTGGAGCTGCCTTCTCGACATCCTTGCAACGACTATCTAAGCCAACAAAAGAAATGTATAAGGTCATGGACCAGTTGGGTATGTCGTTCTTCGACTCGCAAGGCAAGATGAAGCCTCTCTCGCAAATCGTTGGTGAACTAGAGCACAAAATGAAGAACTACACCGATGAGCAAAAGGCTAATGCGTTAGCCACGCTATTTGGTGCTGAAGCCTACAAGAACTGGGCCGTTTTGGTCGAGACGGGTTCAGACGCATTAAAAGATCAGGTCAAGGAGCTGCAGAACTCTGAGGGTGCAGCCAAGCGTATGGCGGATGTCATGCTAGATAATGCCAAAGGTGGAATCGTTGAGCTAACAAGTGCATTGGAAGGCATTGCGATCCAACTGGCCGAAATCCTGATACCGATCTTTAACGATGTCGTCAAGGTCATTCAAAAGGCGGTAGATTGGTTTGCTTCGCTTGATCAAGGGACGCAAAAGACCATTCTTGTCATTGCTGGGATTGCCGCCGCTATTGGTCCGGTGCTGATTGTCGTAGGTAAATTGGTGTCGGCAATAGGGACAATCATAACGGTCTTCTCCTCTGCTTCTGCGGCCATATCTGCCGCTGGTGGCGTGATGGCTGTAATTACCGGTCCGATTGGTCTTATAGCAGCAGCCATCGCAGCACTAGTAGCGGGAGGCATAGCTCTATACAACAATTGGGATAGCATCATGTCCATGTCCGGACCACTAAAAGCCGCGCTACTCGTTCTTGCTGCCCCACTTAGTATAATCGTCGGCACAATTAAGGGATTGCAAGCTGCAACTTCCGAAGCCATTCCGGAGATTGATCGCTTCGGGGGCGAGGTTTCCAAGGCTACAGAAAAGGCAGTAGGCGGCTTCTTGGACTTGAATGACAAAGCGACCGTTGCGCTCGATCAGTTGCGATGGTCCGGTCAAGCAGTGACAGCGGAAACAGCTGCCAGCATCGTCAGCACCTTTGCTGAGATGGGGGATAAGGTCAAAGCGGGCATGGAAGAGGATCATGCCGAACAATTAGCGGCCATGCAGACCTTTTTCGCCAATTCCTCAGTGC